CATTTGGATTTAGACTAGCTGTTAAACGCTGTCCGCCACCACCACGGATACCAAATCCAGTTTGTTGTTTATATGTAGGTACTCTCATTTATATGCTGCCATAGGTTGTTGCAAATTTTCCGATAGCTGCTAACTTCATTGCTCTTGATTGTTGTTTTGCTTCGTACAATGCAAGTTGTCCTCGAAGCCTTTCATTTACAGCGTTTTCTCTATAATCACTTGCTGTAGCAGCTGCCTGGCGTCTTTGATTTTCGTTATCTATTTCAAAGTTCAAAGCGTTATCAAGTAAAACATCAAGAGCTGATCCAGTTATAGCCACATTGTTTTTACGCATAGCCATAGCTGATGCATC